TCCCAGAACAGTTATTATTGAACCTGACAAATCAAGTGCGCTGGTTCCGTTGCCGATACTTGTTATTCCTGTATTTGTTGTGTTTATATTTACTCTGTTTCCTCCAAGAATATTTGTCGTTGTTCCTGTTACATCTATTGTCACCGCATCAAGTTGTAATTCCGTCCCTGCGGTTAAACTCACAGTGGTCAAACCATCCACCAGAAAATTATCTGTGTTTATTACTACATCTCCTGTTGCATCTATGGTTATAATACCAGTAGAATTAATATCTAGGGCGTTACTATTTATTATCGTTGGAGCAGTTGATACACCAAGAACGACACCTATATCACTGAAAAATTTTAACTCACAAATTGCGGAATAATAATTTACATAATTTGATGTGCCAACAACTTCAATTTCAAAAAATACTGTGCCTGTTGTGTTTTGATGAAAAATATAATAGTCATCATCTGCTGATATATTGTAAAAATTGGCAGCAGTTGTTAATGACACATATCCAATCATTGATTTCAATTCTAATGAAGTATATCCATTAATCTCAATATTACGAGTAGTTGCGAGCATGGAATGCTCTCCTGATATAAATGACATCGTGCCGTCATCTTCAACTCCATCTGCACCCGCATCAACAACAATTCTGGCATCAGCATCTTGTGACGCTGTGACATCTGCGTCTGTTTTCCAATTCATATTAAAGGTTCCTAAGGCATTGTCTGTGAATGTTATATTTTGCGATTGCCCACCTATCTGCGAATTAAGAATTGAAAATGTCGCATTGTATGAATAAAACTCCGAATCATTTATATCGAGTATTTTCTTTCGCGAATTTCCAAGACCATTGCCGTAATGCCATCGGAATGCACCTCCTGTCCCATCGATTTCATAATTGAAGTAATTCTTGCCCAAAGATTGCAATGTCCACATTCCCGTATAGTCATAATCATTATCGGTATTGTTATCATAGAGGACTATTTTTTTTTCAGAACTTACAGTTCTACCAACCAACAATGTATTACCAATAAAGGCATTTTGATTAACCTCCAATGATGTATTCACATTCAGCGCTTCAAATGATGATGTCCCCGATGTGCTCGCCATCGTGCTGGTTGTTGTGATAGGCCCAGATGATGAGGTAACCCCAGATATATCCAGACCAGACCCGAACACACTTGCAACAGTTGTGTATAATTGAACACCGGCGGGAGTAGAACCAATATTCACTCGTCCTGAAAAAGTTGTTCTACTTAATGATGCCCAAGTCATATCTGTGGTTTTCACTTCTAATGCTGTTACATCAGTTTGTAAATTACTAACATCGCTACCGAGTGAGTTAATAACAACATCTTGTGCTACTTGCGAGGCATTGTTGGTTGTTATATATGTCGCCAATCCCGCCGCCGTTGTGGTCGCCAGCGCAAGCGCCGCATATGCTACTGGGCCGTCACTGCCTCCGCCTGCTGGTCCAGTTGGTCCTGCTGCTCCGGTTGGTCCTGTTGGTCCTCCACCCGGCCCTGTTGCGCCTGTCGGTCCCGTGGGTCCGCCTGCTGGACCTGTCGGCCCAGTAACAGATGCGCCTGTTGCGCCCGTTGCGCCAGTTGGTCCAGTGGCTCCTGTCGGTCCCGCCAAGACATTCGTCACTTGCTGAACCGTTATAATCACACTCGGTGTCTCCGGTCGAGTGGGACTTGTTCCCGCCACATCATGGTGTAAAAAAACAGCAGTATCTGAGGAAAACCACGCAATCTGAATATAATCGTTGGCATTTAGTGTTAACATAAAATTGAGCGCCGCAATTCGCTTATCGGGGTTTCCTTCCATTGTAAATATGCTGTTGCTGTCCGGCACATTTACACCGTTTTTTAAAAACCATATTTCGAACTCGTCTTTCCCGCCATCTGTTTTATCAAACTGAGTCGAGAACTGAATATTATATGTGCCGGCATTTAGCACTTTAATTTGCGATGAAGTTGCGCCTATCTGAACTCCATTGTTGCTTGGGTCGCTGTTATTCACCGTCATAAAATTAACACTTGTCGCCCCTGCGTTACTTTGGTCAACTGTGCTCCAAAATGCGCCCCAATATCCAACCTCCTCTAAACCCCCAATAATACCATCGATTTGTTCTTGAATCGTTTCGTTGGTATTAATGCCCTCTAACATATCAAATTGTAAATCGCTAATATCCGGGTCGCTTTTAGTCAAAACATTTGTATTCACTTCATCGGCATTTACGCTTGCCAAATTGGTTAAAAAATTGTATGATGAAAATTCCAAATTATTTATGCTCATAATAATATATAGGTATATAATAATGTCCAAACTTTCTAATCTCAATTACAACCATATATCTGTTAAGCCGGACTCGACAGTAAAACTTATCCAAGAATTATCAAAGCTCGGTGTTTTCAAGAAGAAATCGAAGAAGCGCGCTAAAACGTCAATTGCGGATTCTATACGCCAGGATTCTGATATGGTCGGATACACCAGGTCGTTAGGCGGACCACAGATTGCCCCGATTCTACAAATAGAAGCCGGCATGACTCAAAATCAAATCGAAGAGATTCAACGTCGCAATGATGCAACGTTTGCGGCATTGCGCGGCGAAGTTCAACAACAACGCCTAGAAGATATAGAGGCACAACAAGGACAGAGATTTGCGGATATAACACGACTCAGTGAAATAATGAACCCTGTATTAGAACGATTCCGCAGTGCTCAGGAGCCCGGTGCGGGACAGCGAATCGATCCATTTAATATACCAGATATAATAGAAGAACGATTTACGCAAACACTGAATGAAGGCGGACCAGAAGCCGAAGAACAACAACAAACCACCACTTATGCTCAGGGCGGCGGTGTTCCCGAACCAAGACTTCAACCTGTTGGAAGAATCAAACCTAGCAAACCAACAAGAACTCAATTTTTAGCAGTTAACGGATTATCACCACTTCCACCAAACAATAAATTGACTACCCTAGAAGCTATGAAAGCATACTATACGGATTTTAATCAAACGTTTGCCCTTGATGATAATTCATCAATTTATAATAATAAAGGCGCCATGTATGCTCAAATGGTCGCGGACCTTGACGATTTAATAAATCTTTCGATATAATATATGACCGAGTTTGTCGAAGAAAATATCCGCGAAATTGAGTTCAATTTAGAACAAATCCCAGAATCTCTCACTTATAAACTTATTGACGCCGACTTTACATTTGGGCCCGAGCGATTCGGCGTGAATCTATGGCAACACATTGAATACTATGAGGCCAGATTTGATAAAGTATATCCTGGCCTTTTACAGCAGTTTCCATGCCTTTATTATATGGTGGAAGAATGGCATCAAGCCGCGCTTCAAAGTAGTCCATTAGACGAGATTTTAGCCAAACAGGCGCAATAAAATATGTAGCATTATTATAATGAATAATGCTTCAAACAATCCGCTATCTAAACGGCTTTCTTTGTATGACACTTTGCGTGTTGGTTATTTACCTTCTGAAAACCAGCAAGGAAAAGAGATGGCGAAGTATGGATACCAGATTGACAAGGGATTAAGCAACAATAACCAGCAGGTTTATTACAACCCGGAGACTAAAAAACTCCTCTACAATGTCACGGGCAGTCAATCATTAAATGATTGGGTTAATGTTGATGCAAAATTGGCTCTTGGCGGAACTATCGGTAAAGGTATAAAGGCGATAGGAAAGCCATTAGAACGTGGAATTGAATCATTATTGCCTTCATCTTGGAAGAGTAAGTTTGAGAGAGGATATGAAAATATTGTTGGCGGGTTCAAAGATACCGACCGTTATAAGCAAGCTCAGGAAACACTCAAAGCGGCAAAGGCCAAATATCAACCAGCTGATGTTAGCATAACGGGTCATTCGCTCGGGGGACGAATTGTTCAAGACATCGCCAAAAAGTCGGATAAAGTGTTTGCTTTGGATCCAGGGCAAACTATTGGACAAAAAGTGAAAGGCAACCAAAATGTATATCGTTCTGCCGGAGATATAGTATCACTTGCTTCTGCTGGGTCAAAAAATATTACAACACTACCAAATCCACATGTTAGACGAATTATTCCTGCTTTGATTAGTGGTAATCCGGCGACTATTGGGATTGCTGCCGCCATCGATGCTTTCCACGCTCATGACATTGGTAACATTAAGGGGTCGAATATTTTTGTTTAAAAGGTATAGAAATAGCGTAATATAGTGTATAAAAGATGATATACACAATATACAAAATAAGCATTGGTAACGAGGATTACATAGGAAGCACAAAGGATTTGAAACAAAGAAAATCACAACATAAATATGATTGTAATACTTTAAATAACCAAAATTATAACTTTCCATTATATCAAAGTATAAGGACTAATGGAGGTTGGGATTGTTGTGAAATTACACCGATAGATGAGTTTGATTGTGAAACAAGACAACAAGCTTTAATACGCGAAGAGTATTGGCGAAGAGAATACAAAGCGCTTTTGAATAAAAAAAGAGCATTTCGAACCGAAGCTGAATTGAAAGAAGATTTAAAAAAAAATAAAAAAAGACAATGTGAAAATAAAACTAATTGTGAATGTGGCGGTAAATATGATGATGTTAATAAAGCAAAGCATTTCAAAACAAAACGGCACCAAGAGTTTAAGCAATCGGCATCCAATTCTGTGTTAACTGTTTAGATTGTTCTTCGTCCTTGGGGACGCCTACAATCGTCAATGTGAAGTTGCCTGCGAGTGGTGTCATCGCACTAAACGCCGTCGCACCGGTTGGGATTGCCGTAAGCTTCAAATCTACAACATTTTTAGTTTTTAAAAAAGTGGTTACAACCGACGCCATTGTTCCACTCGTTCTTACATCTGTGGCTGGCGTTGGCGACCCATAAACAGAACCTAATGTTGCCACTTCGTTTTGCCTATTTGAGGCCGTTAACGATAATTGGTTTATAAAATCGAAACCTTCCATTTGGATAATGAACGCAGCATTGGTAGCATTTCCAACTCCTACGGTCCAAGTCACATTTGTTAAAAAAATATTGAACTTGTCATATTTGTCCCACATCGACCGACACACTTGACGCAAATCTATATTTTTAAGTGTGAATGTCGTATAGTTCGTATCACGCACTCCCAA